GTTAATAAACAATGATGACAACAGTCAAATAATGACTACTGTAAAAAGTATTGTCGATTACGGTAACTATTTTACTAATTGCCCTAAATTTCAAACAAAAGAAAATTTGTTTGTCAGACAAGAACCTGTTTTTTTTAAAATGCGTCAAAGTTTTATCTATTCATGTTTCCAATACTTAGGTGGGGAAGTACGCATTAAGAATATAATGGCATGGTGTTTTATGAGCAGTCAACTCGAAGTAGGGAATCGAGACGATACTTGGCATAACCATCATGTTAGCGATAATGACGGTACTACCAATACTGTTAGCGGAATTTGGTATGTACATATTCCAAAAAATATTACAAATCAAGATACCGCAGGTACTGAGTTTTCATTAGACAATGCTCCGTTTAATGATACCTTTTATTTAAGGCCAAATAACTTGACATGGAACGTATATCCTAGTAAACTATGGCATAGGCCCGGGATCATTGACACCAATGATTACCGTTTTGTTTTTGCTGCAGATATGGAATATTATAAATGACATACATTTTGGTTGATACCGCTAACACATTCTTTCGTGCTAGACACGTAGTCCAAGGTAATGCTGAAATTAAACTTGGCATGGCTTTTCATATTACTTTTAATAGTGTTAAAAAAGCATGGAATGATTTTGATGGGAAACATGTTGTATTCTGTTTAGAAGGTCGAAGCTGGCGAAAGGACTTTTATGCTCCTTACAAAAGAAACCGACAAGAAACCCGTGCTGCTATGACGCAACGAGAACAAGATGAAGATAAATTGTTCTGGGAAGCATTTGACGAATTTAAAAACTTCATTAGTGAAAAAACTAATGTAACAGTATTACAACATCCGCAATTAGAAGCAGATGATCTTATTGCAGGATTTATACAATCTCATCCAAATGATGATCATGTTATTATCAGCACCGACAGCGATTTCCATCAGTTGCTTGCATCAAATGTAAAACAATTTAATGGTGTTGCAGAAGAAACACATACACTTGAAGGTGTATATGATAAAAAAGGCAAACTAGTAATTGATAAAAAGACTGGTGAACCAAAACGTGTTAATCCGTCTTGGATTTTATTTGAAAAATGTATGCGTGGTGATACTAGTGATAATGTCTTTTCAGCTTATCCCGGGGTGCGTACTAAAGGTTCTAAAAACAAAGTAGGCCTTACTGAAGCGTTTGAAGATAGAGATAAAAAAGGCTACTCTTGGAACAACATGATGCTGCAACGCTGGACAGATCATACTGGTGCCGAACATCGCGTACTAGATGATTATCAACGAAATGTAACACTTGTTGATCTTAATGCACAACCTAAAGAAATTAAAAAAATAATTGTTGATACAATTAATACAAATGCAGTTCCTAAAATGGTTGATCAAGTTGGTATTCGTATGTTAAAATTTTGCAATACTTGGGATATGAAAAAGATTGCTGATAATATTCAGTCTTATGCAGAACCGTTCCAAGCAAAGTATCCAACTACAACCTCGCCGGTACAATCATTATTTGAGGAAAAAACAAATGAAATGTAATGTTTGCAATGATGAAGTTAAAGAAAATTGCGATTGGATGCAAGGTCGATGCCCGCATCGCTTGCCTATATTAACAGATTACCATTTTAGATTTTATAATCTAAAAGAATTTATTAAAGGACTTTTCAAACGTGGCTAATGTATACCTAATCAAACCACTCAATAAAAAAAGTATTTGCTGGCATATAGAAATGTTCCGCGAAAATGCGGACGGTTCTATTAGTTGGGTCAATATTGATGATCATTATCGCTGGGGTCAAGGTTTTGTTGAAGAAGACTTGGACTGTAATCTTCCTTGGGACGGCGATCAACAGGCTCACGCTAGAACTGATTGCGGTTGGGGAGCAGAACTAGATGACCAACATGCTTGTTGGTTTGAATACAGTGATGATTTCACAGACGAGCAAAAAGAAGAGTTTGAAACAGCGTATCACGAAGGTGGTGCGGCTTGGTTGTTTGACGGTGAACACGATTGGCAAGTTGAAGACGATTACTTAGTAATTGATGCTCCATATCAAGTTAGCTTGTGTGACGAAGACGGTACAGTTATTGAAGAAAATGTTAAACTAAAACCCAGACCCGATCCAAGAACAAGCTGGCCGTGGAGTGTAGACAACCCTAAACCAGAGGAAGAATGATGACAGAGATACACGCAAAGCCAATCGTAGATGGCAAATTTTGGATTGTAGAAAAAGACGGTATTAAAATTGCTACACTACATAAAAAAGAAAATAATAAATTTGTGTTGAGTAGTACTACAGGCGAAGTAATGTTTAATAAAAAAGATGATTTAACTAAACACTTTGGCAGTGATTTCTTTTTAAAAAGTACAAAAATTAAAGTTACTTCTGCAGAACCTAATGAGTGTCACGGATACCCAACTAGTACTGCACCATTTAACTCAATGTACGATGTTAAACGGCGGTTACCGTTATTTACTAAGAGTAATGCTAGTAAAAGTTTATACTGTGCAGGTTATTATGTAATTAAATTTGATAAGGGCTGGGTTAAAAGTTTTTGTCCAAAAGCAATTACTATTGAAAGATACCCGTTTAAAGGACCTTTTAAAAATGAACTCGAAATGAAGGCAGTGTTGTCTAATGCAAAATCCGATTAATTTAACTCCTGCTACACAATTTATACAACAAGTTCGTGTAGCAGAGCAAACACAAAGCCGAGAAGTTAAACTAAACATACAGCAAGCAAGGGCATTAGTGTTGGTTCTTGCTGAAATGCAAGAAAAACTTCTCCAAGACTATGAAACCATGTTTAATCAGCTTAAAAGAAGCATTGATACTGATGTTGTTACAGTAGCAATGGACGGTGGAGGTTTTGAAACACCTAAATAAAAGATAAATATATGCGTAGTTAATTAATGGATTACGTATATGAGTCGACCTAAACCAAAAATCTTGTTAGAGTATACTAACAAAAAAACATATAAATCAGAACAGATTTTAGAAGCCGAGGCAATTTGGGCGGTATTCTATAAAAGCGAACCTTTTAATTTAAAAAGTTTCAACAGCCTCACATCTTATCCCGGTCCTAAATACAAAAAAGTGTCATTTAGTAATCCCGGACACGCACACAATCTTGCTAAAAAATTAAATCTCACATTTGGTACAGAAGACTTTCAAGTGGTTAAGTTAACTTCTGGTACCATTATGAAATGATTGCCAGAGATACACTAACAAAAATATTTTTACAACAATGGGGTAAAAGTATTGACGAAACTAATGTTAGCATGTATTCACGTACATGGTGGCAGTCTAATCGTATAAACAAACAAAATGCGTTTCGACTAAGCGACAAAGGTTACGAATTTTTGGTTTCGGAATTGGAACTTAAAGAATACGAAATTCCGTTTACCGAACCAATTGAGTTAAGTCCGCAAACTATTATATTTTTGGAAAGATATATTGACTGCCCGTATTATCTTACAAACCAAAGTATTACAGTATTTTCCGAAAAGAAGAGTTTTGAACTATACTTGTTTTCTGACGATATACGTAAATTTGGACTCATTAAAGCAATGAATGAGCGCCAAAAAGAAATAGACAGTACGGATTCTGATTGACTTTCCCCGCGGGTGACGCTATAATACTTACATAGCGTAACAAACTACACAGAAATTTAAACCCGTAACTTAAAGGAAAAAGCAATGGCAGAAATTCTTAGCCGCACAGTTGGCCCAAAAGGTGCTAAAAAATCTCTTCGCAAAGCGTTTAAAAATAAACGCCCAATCTTTCTTTGGGGTCCTCCCGGAATTGGTAAATCCGACATTATTAAACAACTTGGTGATGAGCTAGATGCCCACGTTATTGATGTTCGTTTGAGTTTGTGGGAGCCCACTGACATTAAAGGTATTCCATATTTTGACTCAAACAGTAGCAAAATGGTTTGGGCTCCTCCGGGCGAATTGCCAGATGCTGAGATGGCAAAGCAACATAAACAAATT